CGCTTTTGTAAAGCGAAGGTCCTCGGTTCAAATCCGTGGTCTGGCTTAATCAGTTAATCCCAGAGGCGGATTGTCTTGGTCTTCAGCGGGATCGTACTCAGCATCTTCCAATAGTTTTAAAAGCCAGTGGTGCACACGCTCTGTAACCCACCGCAAATCTTCGTCTGTTACATCACGAAAGATGGAATCAAGGCGGAGTTCACGCGAGGGTTCTCGCATGTGATCTGTCAACAGCTCAAGGGCGCGATAACGTCCTGGCGTAAACTCCCCGAACATCTTAATCAGCCAGCCCTGCGGCAGTCAGTGTATCCCGCGCTTCAGCATCAGCTTTTTCCTTAAGAACATCCGCAAACTCAAGCGCACCAGAAACTTTTAAATACGTTTCTTTCAAAGAAAGAAGGTTGTTTTCGGACTGTCGGATCTTCTCAACTAAGTCAGCCTGTTGTGCTTCCAGTTGAGCTCTCAGTTCGGGAATAAAATCAGACATGGCGGTAACCAATTTCAGTTATGTTAGCAGATTATCAACGTTTAGCAAGTGGCGTTAATAGTCCAGCAAACATTTCCAATCCACGGTAAATTTGTTGGACATATGGATTGGATTTTGGTGTTTTAGTGACGTTAATAATAAAGAGTGCAAGAACATGAAGATGCAAGATGATCGTTGAAAAATCTTGCAGCTCTTGAGCAAACTCATGAATGTGTTTTTCCATTACTTAAAGATCCATCCCCATGCATTTGCTCCGCCACCGACAAATAATCTTGGATCCAGATTAGCAAAGCTGTAATGTTGGTTCTTACCTGATGTGGGGCCCTGTTCCAACCAAGATCCATTAACAAGATCCAGTTCGCCAAACGGATCCTGAACCAGCCAATACGAATCAGAGTAACCGGAAATAACAATGAAGTGGCCGTTGCCACGAGGACTCTCTACTGTACCGTGATGAAGAATGCCGACAGCCACAGGCTTTCCTTTCTCAATCTGCTCTTGGATATCTTGTACATCCAAGTTCATTTGAAAAGAAGCTGACACATTTAACTCAGCTAAAGATTTAAAATGAGCTTCACGAGTTGTTGTGTCACCATGTTTGTTAACGTAGTGAAGATAATCAACATCGTCATTGATTCCTTTCACCCCAAGGTACTTAAGACACATTGCAATGGAGCTGGTCTGACATTCACGCCAGCCTTCCGGACCATTGTCTTGTTGCCAGAAATAAGGAAAGTTGCGGAGATACTTTAAGTTTCCGTCAACAGCGTATGGTTTCTCCTCTGGAACCAAACCAAGCCAATGATCATTGAATACCCACCAGACTCCCAGTGACCCCATGTCCAGCTTCGTATGCCCGTCCTGCTGCCCCACCGGGGTGCAGCCACGGTATGTGCGGCCTTGATAAACTTTGGCTTTCTGATCGTTAGGAAGGGAATCCGCAGCAACTGGTTGTTTTTTAAACCACGTCTGCTGTTTAGATGTTACGGCAATTGCAGACACGAGTAAGCAGGAAATCTACTTACAGAATAGCGCAATCTCTGCTTCTCGTCGCCGCAATAAACCGGGCAATGTCTGATTGTTGTTTCCCTTGCACCATTTGATCAGCTCCTGCTTGGCAACGGTTTTGGGATCCTCATGGGCATTAAGGCGGCGCCGAAGAGTGGAGGATTCCAAGGAGCCAATACCAACGTTGTAGGTAAAAGAAACCAACGCATCAAATTGGTTTTGGTTAAGGGGAATTGTTATGAGCTTGGTCACTGCCGACTCAAAAGAAATTAAATCTTTATTAAGAAGATCGGTTGCCTGTGATTCAGTAATGGTCATACCTTTACGTACATCTGGACCGGTATGACCATAACCAATTGTTAAGATACCCACAGCATCAACGTAGGCGTGCAGCTCTAAGCCTTCAAAAGATTTAATAAGGTTGATACCAGTAACAGATATTTTCATCAACAATGCTTATGCTTTTTAGCTGCTCGATCCTTTAAGTACAGCAAAGTTAATTCCCACGCTTTCACTTAATGAACCGCCTGAGATATTAGAAAGCAACAGAGTTGCATATCCTGCACCACAAGTTAAACACCTGGCGATGTACGCGCTTATTGTGCCACCTGCGGTGGATTGGTTGACAACTAATGTATCCGTTGCTGAAATAAAAGAATTGTTCAATGTAAAAGTTACTGAAGCATTTGATGCAAGTGCCGCCGAGTTCGTAAGAATCTGACCAGTGGGATTGTTTAATGTCACAGCAGTACTTTTACTCGTGCCTTGTGCAACGATGCTTCCTGATCCAACGCCGTAGCCCAGGGCACCAGGGTTGATCACCAACGTATTACCACTGGAATCAAATGTGAGGCGTTGAATCCCCCCGGTAGATAACCCGATTGTGTTGCTTGTGGACAGGTAAAGCCCTGTGCCTGTGCTGCTAGCAAAAGTTATAGATGGTGTAGCAAATGATCCGTCTGGAAAGTTAGCACCAACGTTAAGATAATCTGCACCAGCAAGAATGACTCCAAAGAAACTGGAGCCGTTACTTGGTGCCGAAGCAAAAACAATATTGCTTCCAGAAAGTGTAAAACCTGTTGACCCTGTAATATCCGGTTTTAATATCACTCCGTTGAGCGAAATCAAACATTGCTGTGGATTGATCGGGAAAGGTACAGGCGTTACTCCATTCACCTTTAACGGAAAAGATGTAGTAGATCCGTTAAAAGTTAAACTATCAACAACGCGATAAGTAGTGTTGGCTACTTGAAGATTATTTCCAATATACGCCATTAGCCGTTACCTCTCTTTAGGATTGTTGTAGGTAACTAATTGTGATATCTAATGAACTGGATGTATCCGAGCTGGCTCGTAATACATCACTAGCAGTCATAATAATTTTAGAACCTTGAATGATTTCCAACGAAGAACCTGCCGGGATCGGTGCATTCTTTAAAAGAAAAACAGAATCTCCAGATGATGGAACCAAATAGATATTAGCGTTGGCACTGCTTCCCAGCTTATTGGAAATCAAAACACTTAACAAAACCAGCGTAGACGAGGCGCCAGCTGTAAGAACATTGGTTGTTGCACTGCTTGTCACATCTGCAGTCAACAGGCTGGACTTGGTGGTCTTTGTAAAAGTATTCGCCATGTCAGCCTAAAGCAACAATAAGAGCAAGGTTGTCGTTTGACGTAAAGGATCCAGTTACGGTCAACGCGCCGGTAATGGAAACGTTTCCAGGGATGGTAACTGTACCGGATGAATCTATTGTAAGGGTAGCAACGCCGTTATTGACGAGGGCCATTGTGCCTGGAGAGGGGCTGATGAGGCCTGTGTTTGTACTGGTTGCAAACTTAAGAGCGCAGCTGGATAACGAGCCTGCAGAAAGCAAGCTGTTGCTCCCGTCTTGACGCAGTAACGGATAACCGCCAGCTGTAGAACCATCGTGAACAACACAAGTAATCTTGCTGGTATCCACAGTGACTTCACCAACAGCGCCAGTGAAGGCAGCTGTCTCAGCTGTTGTTCCTCTGCGGAATTGTACTTGTGTTGACATAAATTTATTTTAGTTGGTTCAATCCTTTAGAATAGGATTAACAGTATCAGATTTATGGTGGGGCCAGAGATTTTTATTGCTGCCGCCTCTGGCGCCGCAGGTGCTTTTGGAGGGATTTCTAAAGCACACGGAAACTTTCAAGACCGGCTCAATCGCCGCTTTGAAAAAATCGAAAAAGATCTAGATACATTAAGAAATACTGTGTTGCATGATTACGTTCTTAAAGAAGATTTCTTAAGAGAGATGCAAGCTGTACACAATAAACTTGATCGTATTCTCGATTATTTGATCAAGACTGCTAACGTTTAAACGTTTGCTCGTAGGGGAACGTAGCGTTGATCAACAGCAAAGCCCGGCGGATCGCCAGGGACTTCAAGGGCGCCTTGTGGTAATTCTGGAAGACGTTCTGTAACGTAATGCTTGAGAAAAGAAGTTGAATCGTGTGTTGGTGAGGTCATCATAGTGCTTTACAAAGCGATCAAGCAGAAGCGTTTCAAGTACAAAAGCGCCACCAAATGACGTAAGGAAAAGAAAAACTGCCGCTTCCACTTGCAATTACGTTGCCGAACCTCTATATTTTACTCAACTACAGCCCACAACGAAATGCCTGTCCAAGAATTAGCCGCAGAGTTCATGAAGTCTGCCGTGTCAGGGGCGAGCAAGCTGCAGACCATCCGATATTTTAAAGAAAACTTTGAGTGCAGCGATCAAGATATTAATGAGATTATCGCTTTGTGTGGATTTAAACAAAAACCTAACAACATTGATTATCAGTGGTTCTATGACAATTTAAAAAAGAAAGACGTTAACTGGTTTGATTTTCCGTTCACACAACTGGGAACTGTTGATAATTTTTTATCTCCTGAAGAATGTCAAAATCTTATAGATATTATTGATGCGAACTTAAGACCTTCTGTTGTATCTGATCCCGAAGACGCAAGTGTTGTTTCTGAGTATCGCACCAGTCAAACAGCAGACCTGCCATACCTCGCAGAACCTTGCTATAACTTACTTGATAAAAAAATTTGTAACTTTTTAAACATCTATCCTTTTATTGGTGAAACAATTCAAGCTCAAAAGTATGAACCGGGCCAGTACTACAAAGAACACTGTGATTATTTCTTTCCGTTCACAAAGGAATACGATACTTACACGGATTGGATGGGGCAGCGTACTTATACGTTTATGTGTTATTTAAATGATGTAGAAGAAGGCGGCGAAACGTATTTTAAACACTTAGATGTGAAGTTTAAACCTAAGCAAGGAACTGCTGTTGTCTGGAATAATCTTTATAAAAATGGAGTACCTAATCCAAAAACACTACATGAGGCGTGCCCGCCAATCAGCGGTAACAAATACGTTCTGACAAAGTGGATCAGAAGCTGGTCTTTGATTTAGTTAGCAGCCATCTGGAATGTAACGATCGCATTTGTGCCACCGACTTCCTGTAAGAAGTTGGCGCGAATTTGCTTGACTGGGAATCCACTCACGTTATAAGCGTAGGTACCGTTGACTGTAATGGTATTGGAGATCATGGCGCCAAAGTTAGTGCCATCCAAACTTCCATCAAGACGCACAACAACATTAGTGTCGATATTCTTTACTGTCACCATCAGAGTGTAGTTCCGTGTTGACAGGTAGTTGGTTGCGTATACGTCATACGCTTGTG